GGTTGTCAGGCGGGAAAGCGCGAGCGAAGATCCGCCAAAGCCTCGTCGGCTGTGGCGAACACGGGCGCCGGGACGGGCATCATCGCGGCAACGTTCGGCTTGTTGGCGATGAAGCGCCAACCAGTCGGAACCGCGCCGGACATGTGAACAAGGGAGCCGATGGTGCGGCGCCCGTGGCGAACGTCGTAGCTCTTCTCGGTCGTCTGCGTTGTTGTAAGCATTGGCGCGTCTCCCGTTGCAGTGTCTGAAATGTATGTCGCATGTATGTCGATGTCAACAGGTGTATCAGACATATTTTGGCAGACGGGTTGTCGCTCAATGTGAAGGGTATTAACATTCTAACCCGATAGACGGTTAGAAGGATCGTGAATGCCGCTGAAGAATGGGCGCATGACGCACCAGGAAAGGGCGCTAGTGACTGAGTTTGTAGCGACAGGGAGCAAGCTTATGGCAGGCAAGGCAGCGGGCTATGCATCCCCTCTGGTGGCTGCGAACCACACGCTAGCGAAGCCGGCGATTGCGGCTGAGGTGATCAAGCTGCAGACGCAACGCCTCGTCGACGAGATCCTGCCGCTCGCCATCGAGCAGCATAAGGCGCTACTGGCCAACGCAGCGACACCCGCCGGTGCGAAGGCCCAGCTGATCAAGCTGGCCTACGACCGCACCATGGGCAGCCAGGACGCCAAGGGGCGCAAAGAGCTACACGAAATGACCGTCGACGAGCTCGCCGACGAGCTCGAGCAGCTGAAACGGCGCCAAGCGGACCTTGCGCGGCCGATCCTCGAGGGCGAGTCGCGCCAGGTCGACGAGCCGCCCGCGGGCGACGTCTTTGCGTGATTGCGCGCCACCTGCACCCCACGACACGCAGGAAACGCAGCAAACAAAGGCACGCACGCTGTATAACATACACGGTGATCCGCTACCCGGCTGCCTCGCCGGCCCCGGACCGGGCAGAAAGTGAGCGCTCACCCGCCCCCTGGGTACGGCCCGATCGCCGAGTTCAAGTGGCCGTAGGCTGCGCACACCAACGCGCCGCTCATTTTTGAATTAGGACATCTTGTCCGCCAAGCCGCCCGCTGCGCCGCCCCTGTCTGATACCGCTTGCGCGCGACAGACAAGCGTCATACAATTCGCTCTCACGTTGAACCCGGAGACGAAGCCGATGCGCAAGTAACCCTCGCTTCACAACCCACCAACGCCCCGAGTGCCCGCCAGCCTCGGGGCGTTTTTCGTTTCAAAGGGTGAGAGCACCGGCTGTCTCCCCGGTGCTCGAGGTGAGGCGCGGTCGACCAGCGTTTTAGAGGGGCGCACGGTCGGCAGCCTTCGGGATGTGAGTCACGCTCCCGCGCCACACCGCCTCGCTTGCGCCTGTAGGTCGGATGTCGTATCATCCGACAGACACATCAGACAACACGCAGGCGTCGGCCAATGACCATCGAAGAGAAAGTTGTAATCGCCGCCGACGACGCGACGAAGTACGCAAAGTCCGCCGTTATCGGTAGCCTGGACGGCGACGGCAAGTTCGTGCCGGCTTCGGCGTCCGCGCCGTTTCCGATCGGCAGCAGCAGCAGCGTCACCACAACGGCAACGATCGCCAACGCGGCCAGCCTCTCGGGCGTCGTGGATTGCGGCAGTGCGCGCCTGGCGTTGATCGTCATGCCGGCGAGCTGGACCGCCGCCGACCTCACCTTTCAGGAAAGCGTGGACGGAAGCACCTTCGTCGACAAGTACGACTCGGTCGGCGTCGAATACACCGTGGTTTGCGGCGGGGCCTCGCGCTCGCTCACGATCAATCTCTCGGACTTCATCGGCGCTCGCTACCTCAAGATCCGCAGCGGTACGTCCGCCGTGCCGGTCGCGCAGGGCGGCAGCCGCGTCCTCACGCTGGTCCTCGTGCCGTGAGCTTCATCGGCCGGAAGCGGGTGTTTCTGGCAACGCGGTATCGCGGGCCCGGTTTCGAGGTGGATGGCGTCGGCCGCGTGCGCACGCTGCCGGAACTCGGCCTCGTGCTCAATGCCGACCCGACACTCGACGTCGTGCTGCTGGGCAACTACGACGCCGAGGCCGACGGCGTGTTCGCGGCCTCGCCGCTCGGCACGACGGCGGCCACGACCTACACCGGCGATTTCGACGGCAGGGGCCATCGCCTCGGCGGCTTCCGGCTGGTCGACAACGATCCGACTCCCGGTATCGAAGACGGCCTGTTCGGCAATGTCGGCGACAATAGTGGCGTCGGCCGGGTGCACGATCTCACGCTCTCCGTCGATATCCGGCAACTCCACTGGGAGCGCACGACGCGGGATTCGGCGGGGCGATATCTGCTGGGAACGACCGTGGGCGGCGCGGTGGCCTCCCTGCGCGGCACCCTGGAGGGCGTCACCATCAACGGGCGCATCTATGGTTCCGGGTCGGGTGGTCAGTTCGGCGGCCTGGTCGGGCGCAACGAGCAGTGGCCGTCGAAGGCCATCGCGGCCGTCACCAAGGGCAACCCGACGATCATCCAGACGTCGACGGCGCATGGCATCCCGACGGGGCAGTGGATCTGCCTGAAGAGCATGGGCGGCATGCCGACGCTCGACAGTCGCCAGGGCAACCTGATCCGCACCTACACTGTCACCGCGCTGACCTCTACGACCTTCGCGATCGATTTCGACTCCACCGGCCTGCCTGATTACACCGGCGGCGGCCTGGTGATGGGCGCCGGCACCGTGCGCACCTGCAAGACCAACGCCCGCGTCGAGCTCAGCCCCTACAACTACAACAGCTATTTCTCGATCCTGGTGGCCTCCAACCGCGGCTTGCTCGAATACTGCGAGGACAGCCGGCGCGCGGAGTCCGTCATCCCGCGGACGACGGTGCCGAACCCGCCGACTGCGGCCTATACGGCGGGCTGGACGGGGGCGGCGTCGATCTCCGGGACCACCCTGACGGTGACGGAGACCAGTCTCGGGGCGATGGCCGTGGGCCTCAACATCTTCGCGCCAAACACGGTGGCGGGAACGGTTGTCGCGGCCAATACTGTGGTTACAGCCGATCTCGGCGGCGGCAACTGGCAGGTCAGCGGCGTGTCGCAGACCGTGAGCAGCCGCGATCTGCTGGCCGCGTCCGGGGCGCCGGGCACCTACCTGGCCACCGGCCAGTGGGCCGCCAACATCGCCGGCGACAACGGGTTGCCCGCCGTGGGCGACAGCCCGACGGCCGTCGTGCGCTACAACAAGTCCTATGCCGACCTGCGCAATGCCGACAACGTCAACAGCGCCAACCTCACCGGCGGCATCGTCGCCTACCAGGGCGACGGCATCGCCTACGGCAACGAGTCCTACGGCAAGATCCAGGGGGCCAGCAGCGTCGCCGGCACGATCGGCTTCAACGCCCTGTCGTCCAGTGCGCATTACGCCAACCTCTCGGCCTGCGAGGTCATCGCCCTCGGTGGCAATGCCGGCGGCAACGCCGGCCAGGATTATGGCGCGTCGAACGACAATATCGCGGCCGGCACGGTCACCGGGACGACGGCCGTCGGCACCTCGATCGGACTGCTGCGCGGCACCGCCGTCGCCGCCCGCCTGTGTGCGTTCGGCAATGCGGTCGGCACCGTTGGCGTCGGCTCGCTGATCGGTCAGGCGCTGACCGGGGCCAGTCTCGACGAGTCCTTGTGCTTCGGCACGGCGACCGGCACCTCGAAGGTCGGCGCGATCGGCAATCGCGGCACCGGCGTCACCATCACCGACGTGTATTTCGACATCGACAGCACCGGCAGCGCGATCGGTGTCGGGTCGGGCGAATCGACCGGCGTCTCGGGCCTGTCCGACACGGCGCTGCTGGCCGGGCTGCCCAGCGGCTTCGATTCGGGCAAGTGGTCGCGCGGCGTCATCACGCCGAACTATCCGGTCCCGACCGCCGCACCCACGCCACCGAACCCGACCGTCAACCTCAACCCGCCGCCGTCGCTGGCCGTCGTCGGCCACGCTACCAGCATCGACAGCACCAGCATTACGCTGCCGACGGATATCCAGGCAGGCGACTACTGCATCCTTTGGAATTTTGCGCAGAACACCACCACGACGGCGCCCAGCCTGGTGGCGCCCTCGGGCTTCACCCTGTCTATCCAGCAGTTCAGCACCGCCACCCACGGTTGCCGGATCACCCAGTACGTGAAGCAGCTCTCCGGCACCGAGACGACGATCTCCGGCATATCGACCGGCACGCGCGGGCGCGGGATGATCGCCTTGATCGTGCGCGGCTCGAAGGCGACGCTGGCGTCGACCTGGACGCGGCTCAATGCCCGCGTCGCGATCGACGGGGCCGCCGGCGGAAATGCCGCGCAGAGCATGGGGGCCGGCACCTCGCCCTGCATCGTGGTCGGCTGTGCGGTCTATGACGCCGGCACGCCACCGGCGAACCAGATATCACTGGGTGACGACGAGGTGATCGAGATCGCCTCGGGGATCACGCCGTCGCTGGTGATGCGCGTGAGCTACAAGATCAAGAACACCGGCGCCGCGGCCTCGACCTTCACGGGCGACACCGATGCCGGCGGCGTGGCCGTGACCTGCGTCAACGTCTCGTACGCACCATGACCACCATGCCCACCATGCCCACGCTGTCTTTTGTGAGAGCGGTTCTGCTTGCACAGGAGGCAGAGACAAGCGCGCCGGACAGGGCGGTTTCCCCCGCCGGCACCAAAAGAGCCAGAACCGGAAGACATGAGCCTGTCGTGACGACCGCTACAGACAACAACGCGAGGCCGTGATGGGCTATCCGACGAAGCCGGATCCGGCATACGACTACCCGACGTTTCAGGCCGGATCGCCGACGACGCCGCTGCCGGCATCCGAGGTCTACAACGGCTTCAACCAGCACAAGACGGCGATCGACGGGACCATCGACTTCCTGAAGTTAGCCCTGCGCTCCGACGGCAAGCTGCAGAACGGCCTCGTGACGCCGGAAGCCCTGGCGCCCTCCATGACGACCCTGACCGGCGATTGGAACATCCGCGGGGCGTGGCTGACAGCCACCGCCTACGCCGTCAAGGATTGGGTGGTGCAGGGCGGCGCGGGCTACGTCTGCCTTGAGACACACACGTCCGGCACTTTCGCCACCGACCTTGCGGCCGCCAAGTGGGCGCTCGCCAGCGCCGCCGGCGCGGCGTGGTTCGCGGGCTCCGGTGCGCCCGACAACAGCGTCGGTATCAACGGCGACATGTACGTCCGTGGCTCCAACGGCGCCGTCTACCAGAAGGCGGCAGGCGCATGGGCGACGACGGGAGTGGTGCTTGCGGGTCCCGCAGGGGCCAACGGCACGAACGGCACGAACGGCGCGGCGGGCGCGGGCGTTGCCACGGGCGGGACGGCAGGCCAGTTCTTGCGCAAGAAGTCGGCCACTGACTACGACACCGAGTTCACGACGCTTCCGCTCAAGGGTCTCATCCAGGGCCTGACGTACAGCAACAGCGTCAGTGACGCGACGAACGACATCGACATCGCCGCGGGCGTCTGCATGGACGCCACGGGCGTCTATGCGATGTCCTACGCCGGCGGTACCAAGCGGCTGGATGCCAATTGGGCGGTTGGCACGAACCAGGGCGGGCTGGACACCAGCACGGCCGCCAATACCGATTACTACGTCTGGCTCATCGCACGCTCGGATACGGGCGTCGTTGACGCGCTGTTCTCGACGTCGCCGACCAGCCCGACGATGCCCGCCAACTACGACTACAAACGGCTCATCGGTTGGTTCAAGCGCGTCGGCGGCACCATCGTTGCGTTCACGACCTACGAAACCGCAGGGGGCAGCCTCGAGTTCAAGTGGAAGTTGCCGACGAACGACGTGTCGCTTGCCAACGCGCTCGACGACACGCGCCGGCTCGACGCCGTCAAGGTGCCGCTCAACTTCTCTGTTGAAGCGATCCTGCGCGTCGAGATGTACGACAACACGAACGGTACGATCGGGAGAATCTGCTGTCCTGATGAAACGGATGCAGACCCCCGGCAAGGCGATGCCCCGCTAAACAACCTATACAGCTACCCGAACATCTTCGCGGTGCAAGAATTGCGCGTCCGCACAAGTGCATCGGGGCAGGTGGCGTCTCGCGCCTACGGCCCGACGACGGTCGACAGTTACAAGATCGCCACCGTCGGCTTCGTGTGGCCACGTCGATGAGCGTCGAGGAGCGCCTTGCGCGGCTGGAAACGCGCGTCGACGGCTCGGAGAAGTGGCTGGAGTCGATCGACGGTAAGGTCGACCAGCTGATCGCCGTGTCCAACATGGGCAAGGGCGCCTGGTTTCTGCTGCTGAAGTTCGGCGCCGTGGTCGCCGCAATTTCGGCTGCGGTCGCGTGGGTCATCGAGAAGCTGCACATCGTCAAGTAGCGGGAGCGAGCGTGTCCCAACCCCTCTGTCCGAAATGCGGCGAGCCGGTGATCCGGTCCGGCCAGTTCCGCGGTGTCGCGCGCTACGCGCACCACGGCAAGGCGCGTACTCGCAAGCGCAAGGGCCTCTGCACCTGGAACGGCACGCAGCCTGTCGGGCTGGTGGCCGAGCAGGCGAAGGGCGTCGACCCGAAGGTCTCGACGAAGCTGGCGAAGCACGCCGGCAAGGCCGGCGCACGACGGCTGGTGATCACTGCGGCTCAGAACGCCACACCCGTAAACCGGGCGTTTCTGGCCAGTCTGATGACCTACTGCCGTGCGCGCCAGGCCCAGCTCATCGTCATCCCGTATCGCTACAAGAACCCGACCTCGATGTGGTCGGAGCAGGCGGACCACGACGACTGGTGGGCGCCCGAGCTCGCGCCGTACCTGATGGACCAGCGCGTCGAGCTCAACGAGAACCTGGTGCTGCTGGCCGACATCAAGACGCAGCCGACGGCGTCCACGCCGCTGCAGGGCTTCGAGACGGTGACGGGCGCGAAGTCGGCCATCATTGGCCACCCGAAGCTCGCGCTGAAGACCGTGCCGACGCCGCAGTCGCGCATGGCCAAGATCCTGACGACCACGGGCAGCGTCACCGAGAAAAACTACATCGAGAGCAAGGCCGGCAAGAAGGCCGAGCATCACCACACGTTCGGCGCCGCTGTCGTCGAGATGGACGGCCGCCGCTTCCACCTGCGCCAGATCAACGCCGTCCGCGACGGCTCTTTTTGCGACCTGGCGTCTGAATATGCTGGCGACAAGGTCAGACAGCGCGACGTGGCGGCCCTGGTGATGGGCGACACGCACGCCGAGTTCGTCGACCCGGCCGTCATCAAGGCCACCTTCGAGGGTCCGGACAGCATCGTGGCGACGCTGAAGCCGAAGACGCTCGTCTGGCACGACGTTTTGGACGCTTACGCTCGCAACCATCATCACCGCGGCGAAGTGTTCATCCAGTACGTCAAGCATAAGGTCGGGCGCGGGAACGTCGAAGCCGAGCTGGACCGCACGTTCGCGCTGATCGATCGTCTAACCCCCAAGGGGGTTACAAACGTCTTCGTTCCGTCGAACCACCCCGACGCGATCGGCCGGTGGGTGAAGGAAACGGACCCGCGCACGGACCCGGAAAACTGCATCTTTTGGGCCGAGACGTTCAAGGCTGTGTGCCTGGGGTCGACGTGGGGGCCGAGCGGCGCGAAGTCGCCGGACCCGTTCGTCTATTGGGCGAAGCGGAAGCTGAAGACGGCCGCGCAGGCTGTGTTTCCGGCGCGCAGCGAGAGCTACATGATCGAAGGGATCGAGGTCGCCTATCACGGCGACGCTGGACCGAACGGCGCGCGCGGCTCGCGCATGGGTTTCACCAAGATCGGCGTCAAGTCGATCATCGGCCACAGCCACAGCCCTGGAATCGAGGACGGCTGTTATCAGGTTGGAACGTCTTCGCGGCTAGACCTCGAGTACCAGCGCGGCCCGTCCAGCTGGATGCACACGCACTGCCTGATCTACCGGAATGGCAAGCGCAGCCTGATCAATTGTGTCGATGGTGGGTGGCGCGCATGAAGTCTACACCTTGGACCCGCCGCTTCGAGAAGTCGTGCCGCGACTGGCAGACGAAGTTCGGTCTCATGGACTGGTCGATCACGTTCAAGACCGACCGCTACCCCGACGCCTGGGCTCGGGTTGAATACAACGTGGACGTTCGCTCTGCGGTGATCACGTCGAACGTCAACATGAAGGGTCTCGGCGAACGCGCGCCGGAACGGATCGCGCTGCACGAAATGCTGCACCTGTTGCTCGCCGACACGATCGCCACCGCAGGGCTGCGCGGCGCCGACCACGTCGATACGGGCCGCGCCGAGCACATGCTGATCGAACGTCTTCTCAACGTCATCGAAGGGAGGCTCTGATGCCCCGTGAAATCAACGCAGCCGGCTACGAGCTGGTGAAGGAGTTCGAGGGCCTGCGCCTTCGCGCGTATCTCTGCCCCGCCGGCGTCTGGACCATCGGCCACGGCCACACGGCCGGCGTGCGCGAGGGCCAGACGATAACGGCGCTGGAGGCTGACAAGCTGCTCGATGCGGACCTTGATTGGGCCGAGGAGTGCGTCTCCGTCAATCTCGCGCGCACCGCCAACGGGAACCAGTTCGCGGCGATGGTGTCGCTCTGCTTCAACATCGGCGCCGAGGGCTTTCGCAAGTCGAGCGTACTGCGCCTTTTCAACGCTGGGGACGAGGTGGGCGCGGCTCGCGCCTTCCGTCTGTGGAACAAAGCCACCGTCGACGGCAAGCTGACGGAGTTGCCTGGCTTGACGCGCCGTCGTCTCGCCGAGGAGCAACTGTTCCTGACGCCGCACTTCGAGTTCCAGCGCCAGGCCATGCCGCAGGCCGTCGCCTCGCCGCCGACGATGGCCACCAGCAAGACGGGCTGGACGGCCGGCACCGTGGCCGTGTCTGGCGCCGGTATGCTCACTGACGCACTCGAGCCCGACAAGATCGCAGCGGCCGCCAGCGCCATCGAGAGCCTGTCCGGCAGCGCGCAGTCGATCATGCGCGTCCTGTCGACGGTCGGCCCGATCGTGTTCGGTGTCGTGGTCGTCGCCGGCGCGGTGTTCATCCTCGTTCGTCACTGGCGCCAGAAGCGCGCCGCGCAGGTGCTGTGATGAGCTGGCTCGGCATTCTCGGCTGCGTCGCGCTCGGCGCCATCATCACCATCGTCGTCCTGTGGATCATGGTCGTGAAGGCGTTCTCACGGAGCGTCTGGTGATCGCTTGGCTCCTCAACACGAAAGCCGGGCGCGCGCTCGCTTCGGCGGCGGCCGCTCTGGCCGTCGTCGCCGCGATCCTGTGGCGCGTCTTCGCTGCCGGCAAGCGCAGCGAGCGCGCCGCGCAGGCCCAGCAGTCCATCCGCAACCACCAGATCAGAGAAGAGGTCCACACCGATGTTGCGTCTCGCCCTGACGATCAGCGCCGCAGCGATCTTGGTCGCTGGGTGCGCAAGTAGCCCCGCTAACCCGTGCGCCGGCTGGAAGATGATGCAGCCCAGCGCCGACGACGTGCGGAACATGTCGTCGCAATTCGTCGCGGACGTGCTCGAGCACAACGAATACGGCGTGTCGCGCGGATGCTGGAGGGCTCCGCGATGAGGAGATGGGCTGAAATTCTGCTCGGTATGTCCTACGCCGCCTTCGTGTTCTCCCTGGCGATGTTCACCTGGTCGTTCTTTTCCAGCGCCCGCGCCCACGACCAGTATCACGACTGGAAAATCCCCGGCACGACGACGTCGTGCTGCAACGACCAGGACTGCGGCCCGACCCGTGCGCGCGTCGGCGAAGACGGCTTGTGGGAAGTCTGGCACGACGGCCGCTGGCTGGCTGTGCCGCCGAACGCGCTGCTGTCGATCCCGTCGCCGGATGGCCGCTCGCACGCCTGCATCATCGGCTCGACCGTCCTGTGCTTCGTTCCGGGCGAGATTCGGAGCTAGATGGGCCGCCCGCCGAACTACAACCCGAAGACCGGGAAGCGCTTCGACTTCGTGCCGCCCGAGAAGCGCGGCGCGGAAGCCGAGCGCGCCGCCGAGGCGACGCAGATCCAGCGTGAAATCGCGCTGCGCGAGCGACAGCTTGTCGCCCGCAAGGCGCGCGACGACCTGCTGGTCTACACCAAGTTCACGATGCCGCACCCCGAGGCGCCGGGCGACGTCAGCCGGTCGGCCTACGAGGATGAGGAATTTCACCGCCTGGTCGCGAAGGCGCTGCAGGATTGGGAGTCCGGCCGCACGCCACAGCTGATCTTCGTGATGCCGCCGCGACACGGGAAGCGGATTGCCGATGACGAGCCAGTGCCTACGCCGAAAGGGTTCGTTCAACACGGAGACTTGAAGGCGGGCGACTATGTGTTCGGGCCGGATGGCAAGCCCGTCCGGATTGAGCTGGTCGAGGAGCCGGCGGACGGTGTCGTGCCGGTGACGTTCTCCAACGGGGCGGTCGTGCGCTGCGACCTCGGCCACCTGTGGACGGTGTTCGATCGATCGCGCGGCTGCTGGCGCACGATGACGACCGCGCAGATAGCCGCTCGCAAATTGCGCATCGGGCCGGCTAACCGACGCGGGGGCCGCTGGGTGTTGCAGCTTCCGGATGTGGCGGCTGTCGAGTATCCTACCGCCAATCTTCCGCTCAACCCTTACGTTTTCGGCGCCTGGCTCGGGGATGGCGCCGCAGGAAGCCCGCGCATCGCGCATGACGTTCGGGACGAAGAGGTTGTCGCTGCGTTCATCGCCGCCGGGTACGCGCCAAGCCAACGATGGGTCCAGAAGGAGACGGGCGTCGGCTACGCCGACTTCTGGAAATCCGGGCTACAGGACGCACTTCGTGCGACCAGCGCGCTGCGCGACAAGCACATTCCGGAAGGCTATCTCCGCTCCTCCGTGACGCAACGCCTTGAGCTTTTAGCTGGCTTGATCGACACAGACGGCCACGTCGAGCGCGGCACCGGGCGCGTGCGGTTTTCGACGTGCAGCCCGGCGCTGCGAGACGGCGTGTTCGATCTCGCAGCCGGCCTCGGCTTTAGGCCGTACATCGTCGAGGTGCCGCCTTGCACCAGCTCGTCCGGCACCATCGGACGCAAGATAATTTACCAGGTCGGGTTTCAACCGAACCTGTCGATTCCGACCAGGATTCCGCGAAAGCGCACTAACCGCTTCGCTGTGCGCCGCCGCGTGTCGATCGTATCCGTCGGTGCGCAGGAGCCCGGTTTGGCTCGCTGCATCAAGGTGGCGCGCGAAGACGGGCTGTATCTTGTCGGGCGCCACTATATCCCGACGCACAACACCGAGATGGCGACGAAGCGGCTGGCCGCCTGGGTGAGTGGTCGGCATCCCGAATGGGACCTTGCCGTCGCGTCTTACTCCGACACTATGGCCGCCGACTTCGGCGCCGACACGCGCGCCATCATCACCAGCCCCCAGCACCGCCAGGTGTTCCCCGAGTACCGCTTGCGCAAGGGCGGCTCGGCCAAAGACAACATCCAGACGGAGCGCGGCGGGCGACTGGTGTTCGTCGGCCGCGGCGGCGCGCTGACGGGCCGCGGCATGAACGCCGGCATGGGCGACGACCTGTTCAAGGACCACGCCGAGGCGAGCAGCCAGACGATCCGCGACCAGGCGTGGAATTGGTTCGTGAAGGTGTTTATGACCCGCCGCATGGGCCTGAAGCTGGTGCTGCTGACGATGACGCGCTGGCACAGCGACGATATCATCGGCCGGCTCACGGACCCGGAAAACACCCACTACAATGCCGAAGAGGCCAAGAAGTGGAAGATCATCCGGTTGCCGGCGCTGGCCGAGGAGGACGACCCGCTTGGCCGCGCGGTCGGGGAGCCGCTGTGGCCCGCCCGCTACGACAAGGAGTTCCTGGAGAGCCAACGGCGCATGGATCCGCTCGGCTTCGAGGCTCTGTACCAGCAGAATCCGACCGTCGCCGACGGTACGTTGTTTCAGCGCGAGAACATTCGGTATTACGAGCCCAAGGACCTACCCGAGGAGCTGCGCTACTACTGCGCCAGCGACCACGCCGTCGGCACCAACCAGCGCAACGACAAGACCTGCCTCATCAAGATCGGCGTCGATCGCCAGGACAACGTCTACCTGATCGACTGCTACTGGCGGCGCGCGAAGACGGATGCCGTGGTGGAGGCGATGCTGGAGATGGGCGCCGGCGACAAGCGCCGCCCGCTGATGTGGTGGGCCGAGCGCGGCCACATCTCGAAGTCGATTGGCCCGTTCCTGCGCAAGCGCATGGTCGAAACCGGGCGCTACATGAACGTCGTCGAGGTCACGCCGGCCGTCGACAAGGAGCAGCGCGCGCAGTCCATCGCCGCCCGCGTCGCGATGGGCAAGGTCCTGTTTCCGAAGGCCGCCTGGTGGACGGAGAAGGCCATCAACGAGCTTATGGCCTTCCCGAACGGCACTCACGATGACTTCGTCGACGCCTTGGCCTATATTGGGCTTGGTCTCCCGCGCCAGGTTCGGGCGTCGGCTGCACCCACGACCTCGACGGCGCCGCGGTTCGGCTCGCTCGAATGGGTGAAGTACGCGGAGAAGTGGAAAAAGGACGAACAGGGGCGGCGCGAGGCCGGTGGTTTCTGATGTCGGACGGGTATGAAATGGAGGACGACACCGCCGTACACGGCGACGTGTCCAGCGACAGCGACCCGGTCGACACGACGGGCGTCGCCGCCGACGACAAGCAGAGCGAGGCCGATGCGAAGCTGATCAAGCGCGTCCTGGAGACGATCCGGCGCGACAAGGATCACTTCAAAAAGGCGTTCAAGCGCATGGATCGCTCGGCGTTCATCGCCCTGCACGGCCGCGCCCCGGAGTGGGCCGAGACCAACTACTCGGCCAACATCACGGGCCAGCACATCAACATGAAGACGGCGGCGCTGTACGCCAAGAACCCGCGCGTCGTCGCCCGCCGCAAGGAGTCGCTCGACTTCGTCGTGTGGGACGAGACCATCGAGTCGCTGCAGGTTGCGATGCAGACTGTGGCGGCCGGCGGCATGGCGATCGAAGCGGCGAACGCCGCCAACGCCGCAACCGCGCAGGTCGCCGCACAGACTCAGGGTGTTTTCGCGTCGCCGATGGGCCACAACGGCGGCCCGCCTATGGAGCCTGTCCAGCCGGCGCTGCCGCCAGGCTATGCGGAGGCCGTCGCGGTCGTCGAGGACTTCAAGCAGGGTATGGCGATCCGCGCCGCGCTCAAGAAGTTCGGCCGCACGCTCGAGCTGGTGTTCGCCGACGCGATGCGCCAGCAGACGCCGCTCGACTTCAAGTCCAGCATGAAGCGCCTTGCGCGCCGGGCGCTCACGATGGGCGTCGGTTACGTCGAGATGACGTTCCAGGAGGAGTACGGCATCCCGTCGTCCGTCACGGACTCGCTGGCCGACTACCGCAAGCGCGTTGCGCACCTGGAATACCTCCTGAAAGAGGCGGCCGAAGGCGAAATCGACGAATACTCGGCCGAAATCGCCGAGCTGCAGCAGATGATTGCCGGGCTGGAGGCGCAGCCGCAGGTCGTCATGCGCCGTGGCCTCAAGTTCGATTTCATCCAGGCCACCCGCGTCATCCCTGACCGCATGATAACGGCCCTGCCGGGCTTCATGGGCGGCAACCACCTGACCATCGAGTACGTCCGGCCGAAATGCGACATCGAGGAGACGTTCAAGGTCGACCTCGGCACCAACTACACGCCCTACACGATCGACGGGAAGCGCCTATACGGCGAAAGCCGCGGCATCGACACCGGCGGCGACGACACCAACAGCTCCGAAGGCGTTTTCGGAGCGCAGGGCAAGGATTCCGACCTCGTCTGCCTCTACAAGCACTTCGATAAGCGGTCGGGGCTCGTCTACTACCTCGTCGACGGCCACTCGAAGCACATTCGGCCGCCGGCGCCGCCCGAAGTCACCGTCCCGCGCTTCTGGTCCGTCTACCCGCTCACGTTCAACGACGTCGAGAGCGAAAAAGAGGTCTTCCCGAAGTCCGACGTCGAGAAACTGGAGAATATCCAGGCGGAATTGAACCGCAGCCGCCAGGGCAAGCGCGAGCACCGCGACGCCGCCCGGCCGCGCTGGGCTTACGCCAAGGGCTCGCTCGACGAGGAGCAGGACATACCGAACCTGCAGAAGGCGAAGCCGTTCGACGTCATCGGGCTCACCGGCCTCAGCCAGGAACAGGACGTCGCGAAGGTCCTGCAGCCGATCCCGGTTCCGGGCGTCGATCCGAACCTCTACGACACGAACGAGGTGATGCAGGACGCCGCCTTGAGCGTCGGCGCGCAGGCCGCGCAGCTGGGCGGCATGACGAAGTCCACGGCCACCCAGGCGGCCATCGCTGACGGCTCCAACTCGTCAATCGACAGCTCGGGCACCGACGACCTCGACTCGTTCCTGACGATGATGGCCCGCGACGGTGGCCAGATCCTCATGGAGAAGCTGACGAAGGAGGACGCCATCAAGATCGCCGGGCGCGGCGCCGTGTGGGTCGAAGACCTCGGCATGACGCCCGAGCAGATTTACGACGAAGTGTTCCTCGAGGTCGAAGCCGGCTCCACAGGCAAGCCCAACCAGGCCGCCGAGATCCGCAACATGAAGGAGCTCGGTCCGCTCCTGCTGCAGGTCGGCTCCATCCCGCCGACGTGGCTGGCGCGCGAAATGGTGCGCCGCCTCGACGACCGCATCGACCTCACGGAGGCCATCGCGGCCGGCGTGCCTGCCATCGTCGCGCAGAACCGCAACGCGCAGCCTGCGCAGGGTGATCCGCAGAAGGACCCCAACCAGCAGGGTGGTGAGGGCGGCGACAAGAACCAGACGCCGTCCGGTCCGTCCGGCAGCGCGGCGCCGATGGGCAACAACCAGAGCCCCGGTGTCTGAAATTGCTGGCGACTGCGTCAGACATGCCCTACATTGGGCTTCCTCAACCGGAGCTTAGATGCCCCTAGAGAATTTGGACGACGACCTCGCATCGACCTCGTCCACCGATGCAGCCCTGGACGATGCGGCGGACAAGAACCTCGACAACGGGGCTCCTGTCGACGCTGCAACTGGCGCGGACTCGTCCGACGCGCAAGGCGAAAACGCCGAAGGCGCCCTTGGCATCGTTCGCGATGTCGTGAAGGCGCGAGACGGCGCGGCCTCGCCAGCCGAAGGTGAAGAAGACGGAGCCGAAACCGCCAAGGAAGGCGGCGCCAAGGAGCCGGACGACGAGAACTACTCGGACGTTCCGTTCCACAAGCATCCTCGTTTCCAGCACCTGCTGCGCACCAAGAAGGAAGCGGAGCAGGACGCGACGCGCTACCGCAGCGTTCAGAAGTTCCTGGACGAGAACAACGTCTCTGCCGAGGAAAGTGCCAACGCGCTGACCGTGGCGGCGATGATCAAGCGGGGTGACGCCGCCGGCGCCTGGAAGGCCCTGAAGCCGATCGTGCAGCAGTTGCTGATCGACGCAGGCGAGGTGCTTCCGCAAGACCTGCAGGAGCGTGTCTCGAAGGGCGAGCTGTCCGCCGAGGCCGCTTCGGAAATCGCCACCGCGCGAGCGACGGTGGCCAGCGGCGAGAAGGGTCGAACCTTTGAGCAGCAGCGGCAGGAGCGGCAGCGGCAGGAAGAAGCGAGCAATCAGCTTCAGTCCACCGCGCGAGACTGGTGTGCCGACCGGGCGAAAAAGGATCCGAGCTTCAACGCCAAGCAAGAGCAGCTGATGGCTGAGATTCAGCGTCTTCAGAGTGCGGGCTGGAAGCCGACGACCCCGGAAGGCGTCAAGGAACAGCTCGCGGCGGCGTACAAGGCGATTCCCTCGCCCCGCGCCGCTCGTACCGGCTCGACGGCTCCGACCGTTGGGCAGGGGAAGACCCGCGACATCTCGGCCGCCGGCAGCGCGTCAGGAACCAGCCAGCCGAAACCGGCAAGCACGCTCGACATCATCAAGAACGTAGTCGGGCGCCGGGCCGCTGGCTAGCCACAGGGCTATCCAATGCCGTTTACCGCGGAAGAAATCGCAAACATCAACGCAAGCTCGCTCGAGGCGTATATCGAGAAGGGCACCGTCTTCAAGCAGAACGTGGCCAACAAGCCGATGCTGAAGGCGTTCGACGAGGCCCGAGGCTCGTTCTCGGGCGGCAACTCCTACGTCTCGCTGGGCGTCAAGTCCGGCCAGGGCGGCGGGTCGCTGGCCGGCTATTCCGGCGACGACCAGCTGACGCACTACAACTCGACGAGCAACCGTCGCGTGAAGTACGCCTGGAAGGAGCACTACATCGGCCAGGTGATCACGCACACCGAGCTGAAGGTCGACGGCATCCAGGTCGAAGACACCAGCGCGGACCAGTCGCCGAGCCCCGTCGAGGGCCGCGAGGCGCATGTGCTCGCCGGCCTGCTCGACGAGAAGAACGACGACCTGGGCGAGGACTACGCCAAGGGCCTCGACACGCTGCTGCACGGTGACGGCACGTCCGACACCAAGGCGCTCGCGGGCATCCGTTCACTGATCCTCGACAGCCCGGCTGTCGGCACGACCGGCGGCCTCAGCCGCTCGGCCAACTCGTGGTGGCGCAACCGCGCCGCGACGGCGGCCTACGCCCTCGCCGGCGGCCAGGACAAGATCACGTCCTCGACCTCGGGCGGCGGCGCTCTCCTGCAGTTCCTGCAGAAGGAGCTGCGTCTGCTCGGCAAGTACGCGCAGGGCGGCACCCGCTGGCGCTTCTTCTGCGGCAGCGATGTGTACGACGCCTTGGAGCGCGAGTTGCGCGCCAACGGCAACTACACGCAGGACGGCTTCATGCGTGAGGGTGCCGTCGACGGCGGCATGGCTGCGCTGAAGTTCAAGGGCAAGCCGATCGAGTGGGATCCCACGCTCGACGACCTGAGCCGCGGCAAGTTCATGTATATCATCGACATGCGCCGCATCCGCCTGCTCTACATGAACGGGCAGCGCATGAAGAAGCACAACCCGGCGCGGCCCTACGATCGCCTCGTCATGTATAACGGCATCTCGACGACCGCCGTGATGACTGCGCAGCAGCTCAACACGTCCGAAGTCATCGAGATCAACTAGGAAAGGGCCGACATCATGGCTTACATCCCCAACGAGGGCTACACCTTCGAGGTGACGCTCGGCACCGCCGTCGCCGATGACGGCACCGTGACTGTCGCGTACCCGTCCGGCACGAGTCAGCTCACCTTCAACGCCGGCAACTACAAGGAAGGCGCCGGCAACGTGATGTTGGACGACAACGACAAGTTGTCGGACGCCGACCCCGGCGTCAGCTTCACGTTCGGCAACTCCGACATCACCCTGACGAACCTCTCCGGTTCGTCCTGGGCCGCCGGCACGAAGATTCGCGGCTGGCTCCCGGTGTGGGCGTCGCCGCCGATCATCTTGTCGCTTCATCTCGACCTGGCGTCGATCACGGCGGCCGACGTCGTGACCGAAATCCGGCCGGGTGTGAAGGGCTACATCACGCACATGGAGTTCGTGGCCGACAAGGCGGTCTCGACCGCCTCGAAGCTCGCGACGCTCAACGCCGAGATCGACACGACCAATCTGACTGGCGGCACGATCGCCCTGACGTCCGCGACGCTGACACCCAAGGGTGCCCGCGTTGCCAGCTCACGCATCACCGGCGCCAATCGTCTGGTGCGTGAGAGCAAGCTGTCCATCGAGGCGTCTTCGGTGACGGCGTTCTCGGAAGGCACGGGCAATCTGCTCATCAAGATCCAGCCGGACATCCTGTAAACCTACGGCTCGCGCAAGCGATGTCCGCTGCGGCGGGGCTTCGGCCCCGCCGTCTCTTCTCTCCCACCCTCTGAGGCACACATGGCCAACTCCTCATTTGAAGTCGCTGACGTCCTCGTCGCCCTCGGCGGTGACATCGGCAACACCGTTCCGAAGCGCGTCACCGCAGCCGAAATCGCGCTGCTGCAGGTGATCCACGGCAACGACGCCATCACCGAGGTCAAGCTGATCGGCACCGTCGCGCGCTCCCAGCGCGCCGAGCGCAGCCGCCTCCAGGCCATCTACGGCAACGCCAAGAACAACAACGGCGAGCCGCACATCGAGAAGCTGTACCCCGGCGCCGCGGCCCGCGTCTTCGAGAAGCTGGACGAGCTGATGCTGGACGACTCGCAGTTCGCCGCGGTTCGCATCGGGCGCGGCGGGTCGGCGCGGCAGCGCGCCATGATCGCCGAGGCCGAGGCCGGTATGCGGCTGGCGGCCGACGACGGCGAGCTGATCCCGGCGCCCGAGCCGGAAGCCGGCGACGAAGACGAAGGCGGCCTGGTCGAGCTGGCGGCCGACGACGAGCCCGTCGAGCAGCCGACCACCGGCGCGCTGGGCTAGGGAGTAGAGCATGGCGCGCGGGAAGACGCTCGGCGATGTGCTGACGAGCCTGCGCGTCGAGCTGAAGATCAGCACCAACCCAGCTCACAACGTACAGGCGCGCGACCATCAGGTCCGCGTCCTGCAGCGCATCCAGGAGCAGTTGTACGACGACTATACCTGGACGCACCTGCGCGTGTTCCGCTATCTCAACGCGCAGGATGGCCAGCGCTACTACGACGTGACGGCCGCGCTCAAGGACGTCAGCGGCTCGCTGGTCGCCGGTAACGACATCTCCATCGACCGCGTCTTCGAGATGTGGGTCCGCGACGGCACTATCTGGCGCAAGCTCGAGCCCGGCATCACCGAGCAGCACTACAACGCCTACGACAGCGACAGCGATCAGCGCGCCTGGCCGCCGCAGCGTTGGCAGGTCACGGAAGGCGGCCAGATCGAAGTGTGGCCGATCCCCGATCTGACGGGCGACACGGTGGCGCGCGAGAACATCTTCCGCTTCCACGCCGTGCGCAACCTCGCGCCGTTCTCCGATGACGAGCACGTCGCCGACCTCGACGACCGGCTGCTGGCGCTCATGGCCGCCGCCGAGCTGCTGGACGGCGAGATCGGGCAGAAGAAGGCCGCACTGGCCAACAAGCGGCTGATCAAGGTGCGCGGCAACGGCCAGAAGACGCAGCGCTTCCGCATGTTCGGCGCTCCGGATCCGAAGCCCGTCCTGCGCGGCCCGCCGACCGT